TCAATCATACAAAGTAAATCACCAACTTCTTCTTCAAGTCGGTCTTTATTAGAAGTTCCTTTGTATTCTGAATCAATTCCAAACCGAAAGATTTTGGAAATAGCTTGAGTGACTTCTGCACATTCTTCCTGTGCAATACAGAACACCTCTTTAACCTGATTATCCATTAGAAATATTCTCATTCAATAATGTGGGTGCACCAGTTGAACCCATATGTACAAAATCTTCAGCGAGTGTTGCTGCTTCAACTTCCGACAATGTGGCTGTCTTTTGAATTGTTTTACCATCAATAGACATTGTTACATACCATCTTGACATTAAGTTACCACGACCTAATGTTGGATCTTTTTCGACAATAGCCATTCTATTGCCGTTTCTAAATTGACTGTATAAGTTCATTTCTTCTCCTTTAGGATATTAATCCAATAAAACGATTTAATATAACACGGTTGTTAATACGACCACCAGCATATTTATTGAAAGCAGTTACAAGGCCACGGGTAGTTGCATTTTCTTTAACTTCGAGTTCCGCATCTTCGTCAGTATCTAGGCCATTTGACCGTAGAATATAATAATCATCAAATCCAGTTGCATTGACAACCAAGAATTTGGATTTTCTGAATTCTTCTTTCTTCTTTTCGATATCATAGAAATTAGCACCAGGATAAAAATCACCAAGTCGGTTACGAATATCTCTGGCACCACCAACAAAGAAACCAATCACATGTGAATTTGTTCGCAACTTTAATAATTTAATCAAAGTGGAAGTTTGTTGCATACGGAGTGAACTGTAATTTCTATAATCATCATCATATGATTGTTCGTGTTTTGTTTTTGTATCACGGAAAACAATTCGTGATGCAGCACCTTTTGGTTTCTGTTCTCTAAAAGAATCGGTATAACCAGTATCACTAGAATAAACATTATTCAAATAACTACCATCACCATCTGTTAAGAATACGGTGTTGACAATTTGTAATTTATTCTTCTTTTGGAAATGAGGAACAATTTCCATAGCAGAGATTACTGCTTCATTCAGCGGTGTGCCACCCATTCTGAACCAATGTGGACAACGACCAGGAAAACGATAAGAACCAAGACCTGCCATATGGAACAAAGCACCACCAGCAGTCATAAATTCAGAAGCAGACATTCTACTTGATAGAATATTTAACAAACAAAAGTAGTCTGTTTGTACATCACCTTGTTTAGCTGCAATCCTGTATGTACGGTTTGAGTCAGTTTCGTCAATGAAAGCATATACTTCAAATGGAATATTAACTTTCTTACAGAACATTGTCAAATTGAATAACTGTTTAAGTGTATTAGCAATGTGTTGTGCCATAGAACCAGACCAATCTAAGTACATGATTAGACCGTGTGACTTACCACCAGGAACCACCGTCATCTTTTTAAAGATATCTTCACTGAATTGATATGAAAATATTTTGTTTAGATTCAGGTCACCAGTTTTAGAAATACTGGCACGTTTCATCTGGTCAGCATTCTTACGTAATTCAAATTCTTTGACAAGGTAAGAAACTACTTTACTGGATTCACGGCGGAATTTGCTGAACTCCGTTCTATCAACTGTATTTTTTTCTTCCACATATTGTTGATATAGTGATTTATAATCCCAAATACCTTTTTGAATATCAAATTTAGGAATATTCATATACATGAAATGCATATTATCTGTGGAAAATAATTTACTTTCATTTGCACGATAGGCATCATCCGTATGTGAACGGATTTCTTGGTCGCCAGGTTCTGTTCCAGGTAATTTGGCATCACCTTCTTCACCATCATCTTCATCACCTTCTTCGGATTCTTCGGTTTCATCTTCACCAAAGCCATCTTCATTAGGTTCATCACCTTCTTCTAATTCAATTTCTTCGGATTCTTCTTCACCATCTTCTTCGCCTTTGGCTTTTCTTTTACGCTTTTCTTCTTCAAACTGAGCTTTCATAAAGTTTTGAATGCGTCTGGTTACTTCTTCTACATCTTCCCACGTTTCAGTAGATTCCACATCTTGTAAAAGACGGCGTTCATCATCAGTAAACTTAATAGCAAGAGTTGCACCACCTTTACAATGGAGATTAACACGGTCAATAAAGTTAAATGTATTAATATTTTTATCTTTTGTACCAAAGAAATCTTTTTCGACCAATTCATTATATGCCTTCACAAAGGAGTTTTTAAGACCTGGATATTTTGATTTGATTTTACGTTCAATACGTGAATCTTCAACCACATTAAGAACAGATTGAATTAATTTCTTTTCTCTGGCGGACATTAAACCTTCTAATGGTGTATACAGAGCGTGTCCAGTTTCATGGCCAAAAAACAAATCCATAACAGGTGCGGAAATGTTATTGTCTAAAATTGGAATAGTGAGAATTCGTTCTTTAACATTGAAACTAGCTGTATGCACTTTACGCTGTTCAATGGTCAAATTCTCTGTTGCCATCAATTTGGCCAATAACGATTTACTTTCAAACATCTTTTTTCTCAGTTACAATAATAACATTACCTGTTGGACCGGTTTCTACTCTCATGTCTAACACGGTGCCTTCTTTCCATCCTGTTTCGGCGAGTAATTCATCAGGAAATTGTAAAATTTGGTCGCCTGTACCATCTTTAGAATCAAACAAATCAGCATAAAACACTTTACTCATACATTTCTTTCATTTTTACGTACCAATCTTGGTCATTTTCATATCCAGTTAGTGCAGCCCATCTACGAATTACTTCTTCCAGCTCAGTAAAATCATATTTTTCATGTTTTTCGTTATTTTCTTCAGCTAATTCAATCATTTTCTAATCCTTGTTTAATGTGTTTTGGTCTTCTTATGTATTTTACTACAATTTTGTGCTTTTGTAAAGGTTTTATCGGCGTCCGGCAGACAGGTCGTTGTAATTTTACGACAAAATTGATTTTTCGTTGCATTTTATCGCCTCATACTTGAAATTTCAACAGCTTCTTCACTACTGAAAACAGGAACTGCATTAGATTTGTGCAAAGTTGCAATTCCGAGCACTTTTGTACCCGTATAAACCTTTGGTGCTGTTTTTGTTGCTAAACCTTCACCTGTATTTAATGACGGATAACGCACGGTTTCACGACCTGGCGATGGAGATAGTTTATATGAGGATAAGTTGAATTGTTTACGCTTTGAAACAACTGGTGTTTGATGTTTTTCGAGCCAAGCAGAGTATTCCTCACGCTCCTGCTTAGGTTTGAGTTTGACTTTACTTTTACGAATATTTGCGTAGATTATCATATTGCCTCCAATGTGTCTATTATAACACAATGAAGGAACAAGTCAAGTGGTGTGTTGTTTTCTCACAACACGGAGTATTAATAAATTCGTTTAAACTTTTTTCTTACAGTCTGGTAATCATCACCGAAATCCTGTAATAACTCATCATAATTTTGTTTCATCATCCGTTTTACTGGATCATGTCGCTTTCCGTTTTTATTTTTTGATGAATAACTATAATCTTCATTATAATCTTTTTCTTTGCGAAACTTTGCCACGAATTTTGACACCATTGCTCCTTATTTTAACACTTCGAAAGTAATACCTCTAATTTTTGTTTCCGGCCTATTACTCATAATACGGTCGGAAATATAAGTAATTTCTGCTAGAGGATAACAGATTTTAATTAACTTTAAAAGATTACAGACTGTTCCATCTGCATCATTAAATTTAAGAACTTCATCAACACAATTTATATTTTGTAAAATTTCAATACGGTCATCATAACTTGAATAAATGCCATTTGTTTTCATAAACACAGACATATCAGAATGAACACCGACAATTAACCAATCACCTTTTTTGCGACACTTTTTAAGAAAATGTAATTCTTTAACTGTAAGTGGATCAAAGTCACCGGATGTAACTATGATTTTTTCTTTGGTCATGGTATCAAATCTGGAAATGCTTCTTTAACAAATTTATAATCTAAACCTTTAACACCTAAATCTTTTTGGAAAATACCTAAAATGACTTCAGCTTCTCTTGGTTCAATAGATTCTAATATTTGTGTTAACAATTCTGTTCTTTTTCTTTCGGTTAATTTCTCAGCAGTCTCGTCACCAACTCTAAACATATACAATTTACGGAGTTGTGCGTTCAAACTATCATATGTAATTCCAGGTAACATATCTGTTGGTATCTTATAGTTTTCAGGTAACTCTTTTACTTTCCATTGAAATGCTGGATGATAAGCCAATTTTAAAACAGTAACAAGTGGCTGTGATAAATTCTTACCGATTATATCCATTCGTTCTTTTTTATTTTTCGCTTTTTCAAACTCATCAAAAAGTTCATACAGGGTTTTTATCATCATTAGAATTCCTCAATTACTTCCATTAAGCTCTTAAGCTTGTTTGCAATAAGATAATCCAAAATTTTACCTTTAACTGGTATTGTTTCTTCATAAGTATTTATGATTTTCTCTCTGATATCACTTGGTATACATCTTAGGTCAATCAAAGTCTGATTACGAGAGAATCCAATTCTCGCATTTTCATCTTCCCATTCACCATAGTCTTTTTCCATTAGTTTATCTAGTTTACCTTTACTGATTGGTGTTTGTCTGATATCACGGACAAAACAATCGGATGTAGACAACACATTTGGTATACCATCACCTTTATCTCCACGGATAACTTTCTCTTTTAGTTCCATCAATGGATTTTCAGAAACGATAAATTTCTTTTGTGCAGGATTATATTGTTTGACGGTAAATTTAGTTCTACCATTATACATCTGTAATTGTGGAAAATCACCATCAGAGGAAATGATTAGAATATTTTCTGAAGCAATATGTCGTGGTACAAGTGTACCAATAATATCATCGGCTTCTGCACCTTCAACATCCACTACTTTGTATGGAAAGTTTTCTTTTAGTTCTTGTTTGAATTTGGCAAGCATATCAAAAATCATATGCCAATCAAGGTCTGATTTCTCACGTGTCTTTTTACGACCTGCCTTGTAGAAAGGAAAGAACTCCTTGCGCCAGTACTTACGATTGTCACAACAGAGTACAACTTCACCATATTCTTTGCGGAAGTTCTTTAGGTGAGTTTTGAGTATCATCAGGACCATGTGTCTGATAAGAGATTCATCTAACGTGAATGTTTTACCATACATGGATTTTTTTCCATTGGATATCTGAGCCATGAGGCCAGAGAGTAGGACTTGGTTCAAGTCAACGAGTATCATAATAAACTTTCGAGTTTCAAAACTACATTATATCAAATATCTTCAAACTTGGCAAGAGCATCCTGGTAAAATTTATCTGAAGTGGTAGTTTTACGGGAAATGATACCATACCAACCACTTTTAATTAAATCGGAAATATATTCTCTAGGATCCGAAAATATAGCTTCAAATGTATCAAAATTTTTGATAACCAATTCTTCATCATTTTCTTCATCATCTTCTTGGAATAATATAA